GTTCGCAATATCAGGTCTAAATTCTGACCCCCGAGCTATTTTTAGCTCTTTTGCGCGTGTCGCATTGACACACTCGCCCTTGCTGTCATGTGATCCAGCCTCTTAACATCTGAAACCGAGGCTGGACTCATTGACAGCGTTTAGTACTAGCCGGGTGTTCCGACTGTACTCCTCGTACAGCTCGCTACGTCCCCACTTACCACCTTGGACAAGGTACCGAAGGTATCGGTCCTCTTCATCAGGAAAGGATACACTCTCGTCAAAAGAATCGACAATCGTGCATACTTCTGGATATATCCAAGTCTGGGAGTAAGCGAATAAGTGACGGTTTTTTCCTCCTACAGGGCCCAAAAGCCCCAGAGAGGGAAGCCACATCCGTTCGTGAGTCTGACGAAATTCACTTAAGGATGCCTCGCTATTTTCTCTGTAAAAGCCGAAAATAGGCGATGATGTGTGTACAAAAGGTATATCGCGAATTTTCCGACGTACCTTTACCACATTGGATATGTCCGTCCGTAACCTAGCACACGTGTGACGATATCCCTTCTTAAAAAATGCCTCTTCGAGGCGAAGGAACGTCGCCAAATCGCATGGAGCTGAACTTCTATGTAAAACGCTTTTGTAGCGTAAGGGCGTTACGTTCATGCCATTATAGGCATGAATTCCGCAGCTTTCACGGAACAGGCTTTTAACGAAACTCTTCTCGGCGTTAAATTTCATGCCGAAATACGGAAGATAATCATAAACAGCCTGAACGGCATCGACGGAAACAACAATATCGTCTCCGTAGACCCAAACATCCCGTGTAACAGCGGCGGGCAGCGAGGAAAGCTTCAAAATGGCCTTTATTAATGCATAATGAACTAAGGCCATAATCGGAAAACAGATCGCAGAACCCATAGGTGCAATTTTATTAATGGGCATATACTTAATAAATTTAAAGCCCTTCACCTTTGGGAGCTCAATGATGTCTGTAGAGACGGCTTCAAGAGCACGAAGAAGCTGCTTGTTACCACCAAACAGATAAAAAACGAGCTTTCGCGAGATTCGGTCAGAAGCGGCGGACATATCTATGGTCGCCCACTGCCTCGTCTTCGAAGCTGCTAAAGCAAGTTCACCATTAACCAGCTGTGACGTAAAGTTCACGTACCCTTTTGTTAAAGGATGGGCCTCTATCCGCTTAACCATACCGCGGCGTAGAGCTTGCTGGAGGAACTGTACTTCATTTTCCTCTATGCAAATACCTCGGTCCTTCACGGCTGTTTTCGGAACAAATTTAAACCGTGCAGTAGGAGGCGCTGCAGAACCCGTGTAACTCGGGGTTCTTCTGTGTTTTCGTCTGCCTACGTTAGGCCAACAGGGGTGATCATTAAAACCCCACCTCGGCTGAGTATGTGCCGGGGCTCGTGGAGGATAAAACCACTCCTCGATGTTGAACACTTCGTTAAGCTTGTCAAACCACACCGACGGACGAAATCTTTCGGCGTGCTTCGTAGGGGTATTCGTTGCACCTGGACCCGGGCGAGGTATAAAATCACTCGCCTGGTTTCTATCAAAAGGATCCAGT